TGATCCTAGATACTCTAAAGACACGGCATATCGTAATGAAGTGGCTAGAAAAATAATGATGAGCAAGAATTTATAAAATATATTTACTTTTAGTTTTTAAACACCTCTATATAATGTAGAGGTGTTTTTTTATGAAACAATGTAATAAATGTAAAAAGGAATTGACTAAGATAGACTTTCACAAAGATAAAGATAAGCAGGATGGATTGTCTACTATTTGTAAGACCTGTAAATACGAATATTCACACTCAGAAATTGGTTTATTTAATCAGTACAAGGCTAGATGTAAAAAATATAAAAGGGAGTTTACAATTTCACTAGAGTTTTTTACCAAAGAAAGACATAAACCCTGTAAATATTGCTCAGTAAAGGACGCTGGGGGATTAGATAGAGAAGATAATAACATAGGATATACCCCAGAGAATGCTGTTCCATGCTGCTTTACTTGTAATTGGATGAAGAGAAACTTAACCGTTGATGAATTCACTAACCATATTATGAAGATTTTATTCAATTTTATACACAAGAACAGGACTTAGGTGGTACTTATTATTAGACCCGTGTCATTTAATTTTTAATTAAACACTAGCCAGATGCGTCTGATACCTATGTAGTTACTAAAATTTAAATAACAAGGATACTCTAATCCAAGTTTTTTATTTATTTTAATGTCTGATGAGATTTTGATTTAACCCTTATCTCTTAAGATATAATTGGCTATTACATAAGGAGTAATATTATGGCTGATGTAGATCCTCTTTCACTAGGTGGCTCAGTACAGGGAGATGCTTTTACAGGCACTTTTGCTACTGATAACTCGCTTTGGCTGAAAGTTTTTGGTGGCGAAGTCCTCGCTGCCTTCGAAATGGCAATCGAGGTAACCCCTCGTATTCAATCCCGCACTATTTCTAGTGGAAAAAGTGCTACCTTTCCTGTTCACGGAAGGGCACACGCAAGATCGCATGTTCCAGGCGAGGATATTTTAGACGCAGGTAACACTTCGACTGATTATGTTGATGCTGGTGCTTCTGGTCTTCCGCAGACTTGGGCATCTGGTACTTCAACTAAGTATCTCAGCTTCCTTGGTTCTAACGAAAAAGTTATCAACATTAACGATATGCAAATTGCTTCTGTTTTTATTGATGATCTCGATGAAGCAAAAGCTCATTACGATCTAAGAGAAATTTATACCAAGGAATTGGGTAGATCTCTTGCTCGTAGAGTTGATAACCTTTCCTGTCGTGCTATCGCTGCGGCTGCTGCTGGTACTGCTGGTGCTGGTATGCCTATGCGTGGTGGACAGACTGTTTCCGATAGTAACATTAATACCCAATCTGATGTTCTTGTAAGTGGTATTATTACTGCGGTTCAGAAACTCGATGAGTATGATATTCCTGCTGAAGAAAGAATGATTATTCTTGACCCTGCTCGTTACTACTTGCTGCTTCGTGCTGCTGGTGGTGCCGTTGGTACTGGTCAGAGTTATGCTGCTCTTCTGAGTCAGGATTATTCCCTCGGAAATGGTGACTTCGCTGAAGGTCGAGTCCTAATGGTTGCTGGTTGTCCTGTTGTGACTTCCAATAACACGGGATTTGGTGTTGACTGGAGTCAGGCTGCTGGTGGTCTTTATAATACTGACCTTAATATCGACATGAGTAATTATGTTGGTCTGGTTGCTCACAAGTCTGCCGCAGGTATGGTTAAGCTTCGTGATATCACTATGGAAAGTGATTACATGGTTTCCCATCAGGGACACCTGTTTGTTTCTAAACTTGCTTGTGGTGTTGGTGCTTTGCGTACTGATGCTGCTGTAAGCTTGGCAACTCCGTAATAGATCAACACGCATTGTCGTGCTGAATTTCGCTACATCCCCCTCTTATTTTCTATAATAAGGGGGGGATTTTCTTTTGGGTAGGTACTTATATATAGAGGAAAATTTATATGGTAAAACAAACAGAATTAGATGCTGTAAATGAAGTTCTTAGTTTAGTGGGTATTGGTGAAATTGCTGATTTAACTGCTCCACTCAGACAAGATGCTCTTCAAGCTTCAGCTACCCTGTCTCAGGGATTAATGGAGATAGCAACTACAAGAAATTATTATAACAGGTATGAGGATATTACTCTTACGAGAGACACAGATAATAAAATCCCTATCGCAGCTAATGTTTACGATGTTGAATTAAGAAATTCAAACAAACAAGTAGTTATTAAAAATAATTTTCTTTATAATCTAACAGATAACACCTTTGTTTTTGATTCTAGTCTTAAAGCTGATATTACTTATTACTTACAATTCGTAGAATTACCTGAAGTAGTAAAACGATATCTGACTATGAAGACTGCTAGAAAACTTTATCTTAAGTTATTTGGTGTTAGTCCTCATTTACAAGCATTAGCTATGGAAGAGAAAATGGCTTATGATGTCTGGCAAAGATATGAAGATGAAAGTGGAGATTTAAACATCTTGAACCATTTTGATGTACATAATATTTGGTATGGTGCTAGACAAGGTGGTAGAGTACCTGGAATAGGAAACTAATATGCCAACTCCTGTCTCAATTCCTAATTTTTATGGAGGTCTTTCCCAAAAAAGTGAAAGACTAAGAAATAGTAACCAAATGAATGAGGTTACTAATATTGATATTACCGTAGAAGATGGTATAAGTAAAAGAAATCCTATTACTTATGTTTCTGCTTTAGATATGGATGTATCCAGTACTGATGCTTTTGTACATACTTGGACCAAAGACGAAGATAGTACCTACTTCATGAAGTTTAATGGCTCTGGAGTAGAAGTTTATGACCAAACAGGTGTTGAAAAGAATGTTTTCTTTCTAGATTCTTCTAGTTATGTCTCCAGTCTAGGGGATGGAAAACAACCCAGAGATGTATTTAAAACTTTATCTATAGGAGATGCCACAGTAGTCCTAAGAACAGATAAAGAAACAGCTATGGATTCAGATTTAACTGCTGCCGCTGATGCCTCCTCCGCTTATGTTTTCTTTAAACAGGCACAGTTAGGTAGAGTAACTTTTCAAATAACTTGTCAATTAGATACTTCAGCAGATGTAAAAAGATACTCATACAGTAAAACAGCTAAAAACACAGATGCTTTGGATAACAGTTATAAATATAATGGTTGGTATATTAAGCATAGTGCTGATACTAAAATAGTTGCTACTAGACATTACCTTGCTATTAATAGTCCCCAGGCGGGAACAAAGGCTGACACTCTATGGGGTGATGGAGCGGTAACTACTAATGTAATGGGTTCTGTATTAAAACTAAAAAAAACTAATGGAGAGCCCTTTGCTGATATTTCTACCGCAGATGGTTTAGGTGATCAAGCAATGTCATTAATTTGGCAAAATGTAGATTCTTTAGATGGCTTACCAGTTAATCTAGATACTCCTGGGTATAAAGTTAGAGTGTTAGGTAATAAATCAGATAAGTCTGATGATTTTTATGTAGAATGGGCTGAAACTGGAAAAGGAGTAACTTATGAGACATTAGGTGATGGTGATTTAAGTGCTGTAGATGGTTCTTATACTAATGTTGGTTATTGGAAAGAAAGTAATGGCTTTCTTAAAGAGTATAAATATGATTATACGACAATGCCCCATGCTGTAATCCGCAGACCTGATAATAACTTCCTTTATATGAAATTAGATGGAGCAGAATCATGGAATTATGACATGGATTCGGTAAATACTGGAGCCTCTTCCATTACTTTTGGAGAGAATCATAACTGGGTTGCTGGAGAAACCGTAATCTACAATAATGATACAGTTTCAGGTCTGAATATTGGGGGATTAGTAGACGGTCTAACTTATTTTATTAAATCTGTGCCTGACGCATCAACAATAACTTTATCTAGAACTTTAGACGGAACGATTGTTGATTTAACTACTACAGGAACCGATAGCCCACATAACTTTAAAAATACTACTTATGAGAACTTTAAATTTGGAGAAAGAGACGCAGGAGATGACATAAGTAATCCTCTCCCCTCCTTTATAGGAAAACCAATTAACTCTATGGCTCTATACAGAAACAGATTATGTTTTATAGCTACAGACTCAGTTAATTGTTCTGAATTTGGGGAATTCTTTAACTTCTTTAGGGTTACTGTACAAGAGCTTATCGAAACTGCCCCTATTGAGGTAGCTGCTACAGATAATAAAACTAGAGAATTCGTTAATGCTGTTGGTTTTAAGGATAAATTAGTAGTTTTCTCTAAAGATGGTCAGTTTGTCTTACAAGGTTCCCCAGGATTTAGTCCTGAAACGGTTTCCTTTACCCTAGCTACTGCTTATCAATCAAATACTAAAGCAGATCCTTTTATTTTAGGGGATAAATTATTCTTCTTTGAAAAAAGAGGTAATTATAACAGAGTTCAGGAGCTAAAAGAGGTTCAATATCAAGGAAACTACGAAGCTTATGATGTATCTATTGATGTTCCTAAACTCTTAGCTGGGAATATTCAAAAAGTAGTCAGTAATGGTATTGATAAAATTGCTCTATTTACAGATGATGACCTTTCTAAAGTACATATCTTAACTATTGTAGATAATGCTCAGGGAGAAAGAATTGTACAGGGCTGGTATACTCATAAATTTGATGATATTGAATTAGAAACTATAGCAGTTGTAGAGAATACTTTATATGCGGTAGGATTGTTTGAAGGGAAACATAGGACGCTGTTTGAAATGGCTACATTAAATAATTTTGGTGATATCTTCCTAGACAATAGAGTAATTAGTACTAAAACACTCTCAAAATCTTATGATCCCCCCTCTGATACTACCACCTATACAATGCCTTTTACTTTCTCTGGAACAGACTGGAAAGCGGTTAATACTGATACCCTTTATGAGTATACTATAAGTGGCACCACATCTAATACCATTGTATTACAAACTGATACTACTGCTGATACAATTTATTTTGGTATGCCTTATGAGAGTAAAATTCAATTCAGTAAGTTCTATCCACAGGCTAAACAGGGTACAGGAACTGTTATCTCGGATCAATTGGTATTAGACTCATTTAATGTTAGCTTTGATCAAGTAAATAGACAGGCTTTTGATGTTTCCGCAGCTATTGATAATGGAAAAACTTATGTAAAAGAATACACAAGTAATGTAACTGATACTCAGACTCTTGGATCAGCATATAACGATACTGATTACGCAGAGGTATTAGTACAGTCTAGGAATAAAGATTGCCGATTAACCATTAGTAATAATACTTATGTACCCTTCAATTTAATCAATTTCGAATACTATTTGTCAGAAGGTTCAAAAAGAAGATAATTTAGAGTTCTAGCTATACTATATACCTATAGGAGGTATAATAATATGGACATTTGGATTGGATTCTTAGTCGGAGTTGGACTAACAATGGTATTAATAGGGCTGACAGAATATGACACGATTAACTAATGTTGAACAGAAGCTTAAGAAGGACTTCCCTTTATTCGCAGACATCATATTTAAAGAGACTCTCCAGTTAGGAGGGATAACTGACCTACAAAGAGATTTCTGTGAGACACTACAAAAGAGCAAGGCTGATAGATTATTTTTATCCTGTTTTAGGGGGTTTGGTAAATCATATCTACTTGCTCTTTTTGCTGTATGGACTTTATATAACGATCCTGATGAGAAAATTATTGTAGTTAGTGCTTCCTCACCAAGAAGTAAAGACTTTGTAAGATTCTGTAAGGATGTTATATTAAAAACTCCTTTATTAGAGGATATGATTAGTACAAACAGGAGAGGACAGGATTTAAGAACTAGTATTTATAGTTTTGATTGCGTTGGTTCTAAGCCCTCTCAATTTGCCTCTCTAAAGGCTGTAGGCATTACTGGACAGGTTACTGGTAGTAGAGCTACTATGGTGATCTATGACGATGTAGAGATCTCTACGAACTCTCAGACTGAGTCAGCTAGATTTAAATTAGCGGAAGCAATGAAGGAGAGTAATGCCTTGCTTCTACCAAAGGGGAGGATTATGATTATTGGTACTCCCCAATCTAGATTCAGTATCTACAATAGTATGGATGGTTTTAAAACATTTAAATATCCTATCTATTACCCAGACCCCCTTAGTTATAAGAACTTAGCACCCTATTTAGCTAAAAAGATTAAGAAGGATAAAAACCTTTTAAACACAATTACAGAAACAGAGAGATTTACAAAAGATGATATTAATAGTAGACACGAAGCATACGGAAAATCACAATTCGCACTCCAGTACCAGTTGGATACTAAACTCCTTGATGAGTTGCTATTTCCTCTTCAATCCAGAAATGTTAGGATTGTACCTATTGGCTTAGAGAAAGCTTACACTAAATATAAATTTGGGGGAACATTTGAGGAAAAGGGATATACATTAGGTATAGGTAAACCTTCTACCGAGAATCTGTATCCCTATGACCAGATAATATGTAGTATTGATACAGCAGGTAAGGGTATATGCGAGAATAGCTCCACTATATTAAAAACTTTAGGAGGTAATGTATTCATAGCAGATAGCATGAACCATAAGGACGGATTTACTGATGAGACTTTTAATGAAATTCTTAAGATGTGTAA